CGTTCACTTGCGGCAAGAAAGTCTGTCTGTGGCCCATCATTAGGTTTAAAGATTACATTGTATTCTTCTTCAATCTTGTCAGTAAACTTTTCTAGTATTACTGCAGGGCTAGGCTGCTCTTTCTTCTGTCGTGTTGTCTTGGATTTCTTTCGCACCGACTCTTTTAACTTCGATTTCTTCCGCTTTGGCGATTGCCTTTTTTGCATAGTCTGCCCATCTGCGTAGGCTTCCAGCTTTGTTTTTTCTTTGTCGCTCATTGTCCAACCGTTTCTTTAATCCTACGTGTGAGATTGACCTACCTGTATTTCTGGTAAGCCAGTTTGCTACTTCTCGATACGAATACTGCTTTATGTATTTCTTTGCTTGCTCAAGCATATCAAGTTCGTAGTCAATTGGCAAGAGTATTCTGCTATCTTCTGGATCTATTTCGTATCCAAATGGAATTGTTCTTGCTACACGTGGGATTGAGACCCATACATTGTCTTCTTTTAGGTCTGTCGGTTGAGGTAGTTTCCACTTACCTACTGGTTTAGTCATTACACATACATTCACTTATACCATTTCCACATACACACATTTCTTCTTCTACTGCTTTAGCTGGCATTAACATGACACCACCCTTTGCTTCTACTTGCATCTTCTCTGTCTTAACAAGACCAGTACGATCTAGTAGTTCTTTTGCGGCAGCCATCTTATCACGTATACCTAACTCTGTAGGATCGTATAATGCACCTACCATAGCCATTGCAGCTTTAGGTACGTTACGTGCAAGATAGCTGTGAGTTACGTCCAGTATCTCTTCTTTGAGACTATTAGTAATCTCTGTGTTTGTAGTATTAGGTGAGTATCCAGCCATGTTCTTAGCGGTAGTAATGTCACCACCTGCTTCGTCCATAAGAACCGCTAAAAACTTTTGCTGTCTTTCAGTTAACTCACGTGCCATATTACTTCCTTTTACATTAACTCAAAATGTGGACCGTCAATAAATGGTCTACGTCCCTGACTACGGCGAAGATCAATGTACTTCATCATTGCCTCTTCTGCAGTGCCGGGATATGTACGTATGTCTCCTTCAGACCAAGCTGCTCCCCACTTAACTGGTGTGCCTAGTTCTTCCGCTGCTTCTTTCATTGCGTCACATAAATCATCATACACGTTTAGTTCCCACACGCCCTTACCGTCTACGTATGCCATAAGGTCTACTGCCCTACCTACTAGGTGATTAGATTTCATAGTCTGTGATTTACCTGCAGCTACAAGTTTTTCTTGCTCCTCTAAGGTACGCATACCATAGATTACACCAAAGTCTACTTTAGTTAATTCTATTGCACGTTCTACAACGTCAATTAAACGACTGTCTACACCTTCTAGTTTGCCAAGGCTACGTGTACTTAATTTAAAACTCATTGTTACTAACCTTTTCTATTCCTATACATTGTACAGATATACCGTTATGTACAATCATAACTTCTGCTTTTTTTCTTTGTTGCTCACATATATTTTTATTATTGTATGTGCCTAGTTGAAAATAATCAAGCGGCATGCCTGAAGTAAGTTGTAGCCATATTAATACCCACATTACTTTTTACCAAAGAACTTAGATACTGACCTTATTCCTATGCTTGCGCTTACGATACCGCCTAATGAGTACTGATACCATGCTGGCATAACCTCTAGTGCTAAGAACCCACGCTGTACAATCTCATTTCCCCAATCACCACAAAAGGCTAAAATTAATGGGATACTAAAAAGCAGAGTTATCCACTCATCTTTCCAACTATTCTGTGTAGCTTTGATTGCTTCAATGTCCCAATCAATCTCACCAGTAGCTTGTTTAACTTTTATCTCTGCGTTAGCTTTCTGTACAGCTACCTTACCATCAAGGTATGTACTGGCAAGATTACCTACTGCACCAAAGAGTTGTCCTAGTATCATTTAATTGGACCCTTCTTTACTAGTGTACCTACACCCATAAAGACAGAAACCACGCCAGCAACAGAAACAAAATAGATGGAAGCCATGCTGCCAATGATTGACGATGCGTTGTCCAAGCCAAGCGCACCTGTGCCAATGACACCAAAAGGATAAAGTAACATTCCCCATAAAGCGAACCAAGCCATCTTTCTAGTTTGATCCCTATGTGCGTCCTCATCTTCTATTCTCCTACGCTTGTCTTCTAGTAGTAGTAAGTCCCATTCATGCTTCTCAATAGAACCTGTGTTATTTTTGTCTGCCTCTTCAAAGGATGTCATCAGACCCTCCGAAAACGTTTGGCAGTTTCAGCCGCCTTTTTAGGTTGCTTAGAAAATTGCTTACCGGCCTTTGTATCTTTTCTTTTCTTTGCGCTACTGGACGAATAAGTATTAGCATCCATAGCTTTAATAGCGCCAGCAGGTAAATACCTTTCCCCTGTAGCTTTAGAACCTTGAGTCGAAGGTTTACCACTTTTAGTTCTCCAATCTTGTTTAGTCCATTTACTTAGACTTTGTTGACTTTTACTTTTTGTCATTGTGTTTCTTTTGTACGGCAAAGTTAGCAGTAAGGCTTGCCCCTTTGTGAGGGACAAACTTACCTGCATGTTTCATTAACTTCATTTTACCATCAGTCTGTTTCATCCAATGATAACCTTTAGGTGCATCTACCTTCACGACTTATACCCTCCACCTTTAGCTTTGTATTGCTTTGCAACCATTTGAGCTTTACGTGCGCTCCACTGTCCGGGGCGTCCACCTTTGCCGCCAGCCTTAACGGATGCCACAAGAGACTTACGCATACTAGGCTTAGTATAGTTACCCGCCGCATTAACGGTAGATTTTGCTTTTGATTTCGCCACGTGTAATTCCTATATCTAGTAAATATTTATCTGACATATTATGCAGAAGCCAGTAATCGGCACGGCGTTGTTGGTTCTTCTGTAGTCTTTTAATAAATCTTTTAAACATGGTATATCTCCTTTTTATATTACCAAGGATAGTTATACCATGTTTTTATTTATAGTTCTACATACAAGATTGCAATCCCGTTATGCGTTAACTTCTATTAGGGTCAAAGTACTCTTCAAAAGAAACTATTACTTCCATAGTATTAGCAGTTTCTCCATAGACTACAATCTTATCTCCTGAGTGTAAGTTAAAGTAACCACCATTAACTAAGTTAGTTACAGAGTTTCCTGCCATACTAAGGGCATTAGCTATGTAGTGATATGCCGTATCACCTGCATGATAAAATTGCACATATACTTTTTTAGTAGAGCTATTATTATTACTTATGTGCAAGTACCTTGTAATGGCACTAAAGTTAGCAGGGCATGTATATACAACTGTTGCATCTGCAGAGGCAGACGTAGAGGCAATAGTATATCCTTTTGTATGAAACTTAGACTTACTTAGATCGGGCATCTTAGTTCCTTAAAATTTAATCTTTGCACCCATTGTAACATCACCAAACGTAAAGTCTTTGTCTGAGGATACTTCTGTGTACAAATTTACATTTACTGCAGGTACTGCATAGCCAAACGTAAGATCGACACCAGTAAAAATGTCACCTTCATCTAGTGTCAGTACATCTATCTTTGTTTCTGCAAGTAGGCTTACACCCATTACGGTTGCACCTGCATAGGGAGTTACATCCCATGCCCATGTTTCTACACCTGTCGTGTAGCTAGTGTCTGATTGTGCGCCAAGAGATAGTGTCTGACCCATTACAGGAAAGTCTGCAGCCGTAGATGCGGTAGTTACAAGACCTGCAAGTCCAAGTGCAATAGCTAATGTTTTCATTGTATGTTGTTTCCTTATGTTGTTTTCTTTGCAGCAAGTTGCTGTCTACGCATTTGAGCTTTAGTTTTCTTATAGGCAGTACGGAATTGTGATTCTGTCATATTTTTAAGATCACTTTTAATTGATGTACGTGCCATTACTTCTTACCACTTTTCATAAACATACCGCCCATGCGGTAGTCTGTGTTTCCTGTACGTGGTTTAGCTTTAGCCATTCCACCATATGCATAGTTAGATGCAGCTTTCTTTTTCTTAGCCATACCACCCTTCATCATTTTGCCTACACCATCTGCAGCATAAGCAGGTATCTTCTTACCGTCTTTCATTACCATTGGCATACCACCATCCTTTAAGTTAGCAGGTCGTTTTCTAGGTCGTTTAGATTCTATAGGTGCAGAAGACTCACTTCTAGTCTTAGGGTTAACAGATTTCTTTGGTGCAGTGTCTGAACCTACTGCTTCCTTTACTGCTGCCTCTACTGCCTTTTTGTCTACCCTATCTTTCTTTTTCTTAGGGCCAAATAAGTTTAAAGGATCTACACCTTTACCTTGTTCTTTAGCTTCAGGAAGAAAACGCATTGCCATATCTACAGCGGCAGTAAGTGCTGCGCCTTTAATTCCCCCAAGACGAATCAAATTTTTTACATTAACCTTTGACATATCTGCTAGTTTTAACATTCTTTGATTGGGCGTAAGGTCTTTTAAACCAGCTGCGCCATTAAGTATACGCATAATTTTACTTTTACTAGGTACTGGTGTATTATTAACGTCTGCCATTGGTCTATCCTTTTACCATTTAACTTTATCTGCCCAGTAAGCTGCACTTAGCTTACCACGCTTAATATTTTTACCATGACGAGCTTTAAAACTTGCACGTTTCTTTTTCATTTTATCAGACTCACCTGCTTTAGGCTTACCTGCAGTACTTGCGCCTTGCTCACCAAAGCGTATCATCTTTATTGTACTGCCCTCTTTGGCTAATACTACGTGAGACTTTGTAGGGTGCTTGGGAGTACGCTTGGGCTTGTTATATCCACTGAACGTTTCTCCACGATACGTAATACTCAATCTGTCCATCCTTCTTTACGCATAGCCCACTCTACATGTTCCAAAGTAAATGGTTTACCGTAGTGAGCCTCTACTGCAGTCCTTACATAGAAGACATCACTATGGGGAATGTGTAAGTTCTTCATGTTACGATCTACAAGATGCTTATAGAACTCTTCAAGAACATTGTCTGTGTATAGTTTTACTGATTTCTTTGCCATTGTCAATACTTATTTGTACAAATCCTCGCCTAAAGGCGATATTACTTACAGATTATACCACTTACATGTTACATTGTACGTGTTATACTTATATGTTAAGTATATTTAAGTATAATAATAAGTAAGTATTAGTATATATTAGTGTATCACTGTACATGTAACACTTATATGGTTATTGCTATATACTATATACATAGTTTTACACACATAATACCCTATGTCAAGTGTTAATTTCAATTGTTACAGTAAATGTTACCACACTGTAACATAAAGTTACCAGTATTTACTGTATACATTTGCCAAACGGTTTGTGATCACGTTATATGTCCTGTGTGATCACGTTTATGCATATATGTAAAGTGGTTAACAGTCTGTTTTTACTGATCTGTGTGCTTCTGTGTATATACGTACCACGCCACCCCCCGTGGCCCTTGCACCCGGCCTCATGCGCTCACAATTCCGTGCATAATGCAACGTCATGGCGTAGGTGAGAACAAAAACCATGCTTCACTCCACCATCATATCAAAGATATGTTTAGTTTCAGTAGGTTACTTGTCTACGACAACTGTTATGCAATCAGTTGCCACTACTAGTAGTGATATTATGGGGCAGTTTTTACACCAAAGGTGTATATCTAGGGACGATGCACAAAAACCATACCCACCATCTCTGATGGTCGATACGTGATCACAGGAACCGTGCATAGCTCTGCCAAACAGATTTGGTGGTCCGATGTCGGACTTAACCCATATACAAAGTATATGACAATTATGTCACACTTTCTTGAGGTTACACAGATCCAAGCCTCGCATGAGTTTAGCGCATGGGTTTCGTAATTACTTGTAATTACTGCAACGGTGCAGGAAACGACCTACGCAGAGGATCAGGCATGAGAACCAAATCCAAAACTTATACTATATTCTTACATTTATAAAGAGAAATATATCTCGAGTTCTTACGAGAGATATATATTCTCTCATAT